CCGATCTGATCTTGTCGATCAGCTCATGGTCGGTCGCGCTATTCCACGACGTCAGCGATAGAGGTCCGCGCTCGCCTTCGGTCTTTAGCTGATCGATGGGGAACTTCGACAACGGTACGTCGCCGATCAGGCTGTAACCCGGCGTACCCGGCCAGCAGATATATCCCGTACCGCCGGCCTTGATGTCTACGCCGGGTGCGAGCTGCGCCGGAAAGCGCACGCCGGGGATATGTTTAAATAGAAAGTGCAGTCCGCCGCTGCGCGTCGAATGGCAGCGCGTCTCGAGCAGCCACGAGGCGTTGTCGTCGCGCCACTTGTGGACGTGATCGCCTTTCTGCAGATCGACATCGACGCACATCAGGCCGGACATCTCGCCCATCGGCACTGCTATCTCAGTCGCACGTCGATGGCTAAACAGCTCGATGACGCGAGCAGGGTCTGTCGATGCGATCTTGTAGCCGCCCTCGCCTCGAGGCACGCCTAGCTCGGCGTTTGACCATGCTGGCGTTTTATCATTGGTAGGAAATACTGGCAGCCCTGTGGCTGCGACGTCGAGAGCCGCCTTGATTAACTCAGGCAGGTTGTCGTATAATTCTGTGGTCTCGGTCATAGTTTAGTCTCCTCTGATCGGGTCAGTCGGTGCTCAAACACCGCAGTTAAAGAACTAGCCCGCCACCCGAGAGGATGGCGGGTTAATTCTTGTCTGTCAATATCGTCGCGCTTTTCGCAGCAGCGCCTCGATAACTGTCGTCCAATAATTTTTGGCCCAAACCCCCGCCGCCGCATCACGCGCACGGTAGGCTGCATCTAACTGATCCATTATTCGCATTTCATTATCTCCATTTCATGCCCCAGAGCTGCGAGCAATTTCTCGAAATTCTCTAAACTGATACCCTCTCCCATCTCTACACGAGAGACGGTGTTGCGATGCAGGCCGGACAGCTCTGCGAGCCGCCCGATCTGCATCTTCTGTTCCCGCCGGATCTCGCGGATCATCGTGCCGGTGCTCATGTTTCTGTCTCCTTGGTTGGTGCCGAAGCCCCGGCGGTGTGTTCGAGAGCAGCCATTGCGTCCTTATCCCATTGGCTCTGGAAAACGGTTTTGCTTTCAACCACCTCGCTGATGAGTTCTCGGAGCGTCGCGTTTTGGGCTTCCAGTTCTTCGATGCGGGCGGCGGCGGCGTGTTTTTCCATGTTAATTGTCATTGTGTAATTCTCCTTGGTCTAAAGTTGCGTGGCGCAGTGAGGGCCGAAGCCGCTGTCGATGCTGGCCGGCACCGTCAAGGCGCGACCACAGCGACCGCACTGGCCCTCGTGGCGGATCTCAAGGGTCTCCGGCAGGTTGCCGACGGCGAGCTGTGTGAGGGTCCAGTCCAATGCGCGAAACGACGGCGCGTCAGGGTGACCCTTTTTGCCACCCAGCGGGACGTGACTGTCGAGCGGGCGGATAAAGCCGAGGAACAGCCAATCGCCATCCCAGCTATTGTCAGGACCGTTCAGCACCTTAATGAACAGGATGTTGCGCTCAATCTCGCCGGTCTCGCGGTTCTTGGGCGCATCGACCTTAAACGTGAACGAATTGCCACTGACCGTGCTGGTCAAGGTGAAGCGGCTCTTGCCTGCGAGGATGAAGTCGAGGGCGCTTTTTGCGTCGGTAAACATATCTATTCTCCTATGTTGGGTGCCGGGGCCGAAGCCCCGGCGGGGTGTTAGGCTGCGATGACGGTCTTAGCCATCGACAAAACTTCTGCGACCGTGTCCTCGTGGATGGTGCCGCAATCCATCGACGGGCAGATGTAGCCCTCGCGGCAGAATAACCAGACGCCATCTCTGCCCTCTAAGCTGTAGCCGTTGAAGCGGTAGTCATCCTGAATTAACCGGTCTAATTGTTTTGATGTTCTCATCTGGTCGTCTCCTTGGTTGGTGCCGGGGCCGAAGCCCCGGCGGTTGTTATTTGATTTCGCGATAGCTTTCGCGCTGGTTTGGGTCGCCGCCGAGATATTCGTAGATATTAAAACGACCCGTGTCTTGGGTCTGCTCGTCGACCCAGCGACGGGCGTCGGCCTCCCTGTCGGCGACGGCAATGCGGCTTCTGTCTAAATGGATTGTGTATTTCGTAGTCATCTGGTCGTCTCCTATGTTGGGTGCCGGGGCCGAAGCCCCGGCGGGTTGTTAGTTAGCGCGGGTATGTTCACCCGTTTTGCGATTCACAAAGCATCCGCGTTGTGCAGGGTGCTGAACCTTGAGGCCCGGCAGCCGCTTTGTTTTGTGCATCAGATGCAGGAACGTGTCCTCATCACGAACCACGCCAACATTCAGCACGATCCACGTTTCGCCGGTTGCCGGGTCGATGATCTCTTCATCAAGCTGAAACCCTGCGGTTGCTGGTATCCATCCCATCGTCTGTCTCCTGTGTTGGTGCAGCACCGTGCTGCCGTACACAGTATATGGGGCATGTTGATTCGGATTACAAGAGCCTGACAGAAAAATAATTAAAATAATTTAATTTGCGTCAGGCTCTTGTAATCCAATCCTGATGCACCATATACTGTGTACGGCAGCACGGTGCTGCCGGAACCGAGGAGACTAACATGATCGACCGCCTTGCACTTCCTGCCGACGCCAAGCCCGGACCCAACTGCGGCCTGACTGCCCTTGCCGTCGTTGCTGGCGTCACGTTGGCCGAAGCTACCCGCGTGTATCTTCGTCAGTATCCGCGCCACCCCGGCAGCAACTGGAAGGGAGGCACTCGTTGGCCGTACACGCTGCAGGCTGCCAAGCACCTCGGCGTCCGCTACATCGACGACACGCCGCTCGAAGACGGCTACACCATCCGCATCGTCAAGCGTATGAGCCTCAAGACCTTCGTCAAGAAGCACGCCCTCCCCGGCAAGCGGTACATGATCCGCACCACCGGCCACGTTCAAGTGCTGCAGGATGGCTGGGTTGTTGATCAGGGTGGCGTTAAGCACATTGATGAATATCCGGGTGCGGGCAAAATTGTTAAGGACGCGGTGCGGATAAAATAATTTTGCATCAGGCTCTTGCAATACAGAGCCTGATGCACCATATACTGTGTAAGGCAGCACGGTGCTGCCGGAACCAAGGAGACTACCAGATGAACATCTTAGACCGCATCGAAGCCCGCTTCGCCGAAACGAAGACAGCCTGCAAGCTGTACGCCACCCCCGCCAGCGCCACCAAGGCCGCCGAGGCCGAGGTCGCCAAGCTGAACAAGGCGCACGGCACCGACATCGACTGCGAATACATTCTGGTTTTTGTTCCTAGTCAGGACAAGCTGACTATCGTCTTTAACTTCACCAAGTGGATCAACCGCTACAACAACGGCACATATCTCGGCTGGTTCTCACAGCGCGGATTTTACAGCATCTAATCAACCGCCGGGGGCATCGACCCCCGGCACCAACCAAGGAGACCGAGATTATGCTTCACAAAATTGCAGCAGAGAAGGCCCGCCTGATGACGGCAGACGAGCGCACGAACGCCCTCAAGGACGTCAAGGCAACGATGAAGTTGCACGACGAGAACAGCGCCTACTTCGCCAAGTTGATGGCTGAGTACGACGCCCTCATCGAGGCGATGGCGCAGGACTGCCTCAAAGAATATCGCCGCCTGTACAAATAAATTGCATCAGGCTCTTGCAATACAGAGCCTGATGCCCCATATACTGGGTAGACCAACCAACCGAGGAGACTACGACATGGCTTACGAAATTTTCCAGAACCCCGCAGCGACGCAGGCCGACGACATCGACGTCGTCAACAACGCACTGGCTCTGGCCCGCGTCCTGCGCGACGACGTCGTCGTCAAAGGCGCGACCGCTTGGGGCTACACACCCTTTGTTGAGGGGATTGCTAAGACAATCCGCGACGCCAGCACGCGCATCAACCACCCCGAGGCAGGCCACGAGGTCTGGCGGTTTGGCGCTTATCTGGTCGGCACGCACCGCGACGATCTCGACGGCCTGATCTGCGATTTCCTGAGCAGCGCGCAGGCGATGGTCGAGGGAGACCTGCAATGAAGCAGCTCCTTCCCCATCAGATCGAAGACGCGCAGTTTCTCGCTGCGCGTCGCTTCGCCGGTAATTTCTCAGGGATGGGCAGCGGTAAAACGCTGACCGCCCTCGAGGCCTTCCGTTTGGTCCGCGAGCTGGTCACAGATCAGGTCATTATTATAGGGCCGCCGATCTCGCTGCGGATGTGGCAATCAGAGTTCGAGGCATTCTGCCCCGGCGACACCGCACAGCTCGTGAAGACCGGCAAAACCAAGATCGATGGCGCAGCTACTGCCCTGATCATGTCTTATGAGATCGCCACCAAGCGCGCAGCAGAACTGTCGCAGCTCAAGGCCCGCGCGTTAATCATGGACGAGGCCCACGCCTGCAAGTCGGTCAAAGCAAAGCGCACTATCGCGCTCCTCGGTAACACCGGGTTAGCCAGCAGCGTCGATCACACATGGTGCCTGACCGGCACGCCTATCACGCGGTGGAACGATGATCTCTACCCATTTCTGGCCCGCGCTGATCTCGACGGTATGAAGGAGCGGTGCGGTGGCATGTCTACGGATCGTTTTAATCTGCGTTACACTGTCGTCCAGTCTCGCCAGTTCCCCGGCGCTCGCTACCCTACTAAGATGACGGTCGGATCGCGCAACACTGACGAGCTGTACCGCTGGATATTTGGCGACAACCTCGCCGTTCGCCGCGAGCTGGCCGACGTCTGGGCTGCCATGCCTCCGCTGACGACGAACCGCCTGCAGATCGGCCTCGACATGGACGACGAGCTGCGCGACATCCTCGCTGGTTTTAAAACTGTCAGGCAGATCGAGCAGGCCGTCGCCAGCAACGACGAGCACATCGCCACGGCCCGCCGGAAGATCGGCGAAGGCAAGGTCTGCTCCGCCGCCGCCGAGATCCGCGACCGCATCGAGATTGGTCAGGGTCCGATACTGGCCGGCGCATGGCACCGCTCCGTGATCGACGCTCTCGCCGACGAGCTGTCTGACTTGCGGGTCGGCGTCCTTGATGGCCGGACATCGGCAAACGAAAAGGCCCGTCTGCAGGACGCCTTCAACGGCAAACATCTTGACGTCCTGATCGGTCAGATCGCAGCGATGGGCGTCAGCCTGAACCTGCAGCACGGCGGCAACCGGATCATCGTCGTCGAGGAGGACTGGTCGCCGTCAGTGATGGATCAGTTCTTTGCCCGCCTGCACCGCATCGGTCAGACCGAGCACGTCCACGTCGATATCCTCGAGAGCGACGACAAATTATCACAGGCGGTGCGCCGCATCAGTAACACAAAGCGCGGCGCGCACGCCGTAGCAATGGGAGACAAACGATGAAGAAGAAGGGTCAGACGAGCGTAGACCTCATTGATTTCTATCTTGGGATCACGGGGCTGAGTGATCGAGCGTGCGATCTGTACGACAACCACACCGAGGAGGACATTCTGTTAATGTTGTATGATCTCGGGGAGGCTATGGACGACCTCGCCGACTATCATATCAGCCGCTGGGGGACGCGGGAGGATCTCGAAGACCGGGATATCACCTTCCAATGAAAGCCTTCATCCTCCTCGCTTGCAGCGGCACGATGTTCCTGTCGCTGTGGCTCCTCGACTATAAGTGGGGTGCCGAAGCCCTCGACTACCAAGAATGCGGCGGTCGCTACTGCGAACCATTTGACCGTGATGCTGCATCAGAGTATAAGAGATGACAGAGGAGACTGAGATGAAAAATCTGATTATGCAGGGCCGCTCTGCTATTGAGGCGCGGCACGACTGGGGCTTTAAGCGCACCGAGTTCCTGAACAGCTCGGAGGCAGGCGACTGTATCCGCAAAATATGGTACGGCAAGCATACGCCGGAGGCAGCAGAAGAACAGGACTGGGGTTTCGCACGTCGCGGCAGCCACGGCGAGAGCTACGTCACTGACAGCCTAGCCGCTAACAACAGCGTCGCGCTCGACATGATTGGCGACAATCAGCGCAGCCTGCATGACAAGAAGCGCCGCCTGTCAGCGACGCCGGACGGTGTCATCAAGATCGACGACGGTGAGTGGGAGGGTCTGGAGATCAAGACGATTGATCCGCGCACCAACCTGCGGAACCTGCCGAAAACAAACCACCTGATCCAATTTAAAATTGCGATGGCCCTGATCAATCAGGAGACCGACTACAGGGTGACGCAGGGGCGCCTCCTCTACATGGACGCCTCAAATTTTAATGCCATCCAAGAATTTAAAATCGGCGTTGATGACGGAATACTCGACAGCTACGCCAAGAAGGCGAAGCGCGTATTCACCGCCCCGTCAGCGGATGGTTTAGATCGCGAAGGTAAGCGCGACGGCGGATGTAAGTTCTGCTCGTTCACTGAGGTGTGCGGGGTAAGCGGAGTTTCCGCGCCGCGCAAGCGGGTAACTGGTGGCGCTTCAGGTAGCGCCGTCCGCTACGTCACGATCAAGGATGAGATCGACAAGCTGAAGGCGGAGCAGGACAGCCTGAAGGAGGATCTGAAGGGCGAGCTTGCCCTGCGTGGCACAGATAAACTAATTGCCGGTGACATCGAGGTATCGATATCGCAGGCCAAGGGACT